AGTCGCTTGATTGGCCGCGCTTATACGTTCCATTAATTGATTCATTATCGGCAAATGTTTTTCCGCAATATGTAGATTTTGACATTGTGCCAACTACTGTAAAAAATGCGTGTGCTGAATTAGCATTAAAATCTTATACAGCCATTTTAATGCAGGATTTAACACAAGGCGTTATTCGTGAAAAAGTAGACGTTATTGAGGTGGAATATGATAAATATTCACCACAGCAAACACGCTATGCTCAAATTGATGCAATGTTATCTGTGTTTTTTAAACAACAAGGCAATGATATGTCGAGATCATTGGTGAGAACATGACACTTGATGCTCGCGCTCGCTCCACAGCAGATAAATTGCTTGATAAGTTTGGCAAATCAATTACATTAACGTCAATTGTTGAAGGTACTTATGACCCAACAACAGGGGAGTTATCGGGCGGAACAACAACATCCACTAATCATACTGCTGTTATCAAAGATTATAACGGGATTGATTTTATTAGTGGTGTAGTGCAAGCAGGCGATAGAAAGGTAATGATCGCGGCATTAGGTGCACCAACTCCACAGCCAGCCGATAAAGTAACCGTTGATAGTGAAGTTTATCAAGTGGTGGCGGTTCGTCATATATGGTCGGGTGAATTACCCGCACTTTATGAAATGCAGGTGAGAAAATGACAGGTTCAATGTCGCAAATTGTGGCGCGTGCTAATGGTCACGTTGATAATAAAATACGCGCTGCAACAAGTGAAGTGTTTAAGAATATTATTATGATGACACCAGTTGGAAATCCTAGTCAATGGAAAAATCCAGCGTCAGCACCTGAAGGTTATGTTGGCGGCAATGCTCGCGGAAACTGGCACTGCACAATCGGATCGCCTTTTGTAGGTGAAGACCGTACAAGTACAGTTGAAAAAATACAATCAACAATTCCACGCAGGGCAGGCAGTGTTGTTTACTTAACCAATAACGTGCCATATATTGGAGCATTAGAATATGATTTTCATAGTAGGCAAGCACCGGCAGGTATGGTGCGTGTATCTGTTGCATTATTTGAAGGAGCATTAAATGGCACTAGTTGAAATCCGTACCGCATTAGAAACAAAACTTAATGCGCTAACGCCTACGATTGCGACAGCGTGGGAAAACGTACCTTTTACGCCCGTCGTTGGTACAGCATATCAGCAAGTTAATTTAATGATTGCAGATACATTAAACCCAACATTAGGCGGCAATCATTATCGCGTAAAAGGATTTATGCAGGTAATGTTATGTTATCCGGCTAACGTAGGCGCAAAAACAGCAGCAACCCGCGTTGATTTACTGGTTAATCATTTTAAACGCGGTACAAGTTTAACAAACGGCAGTGTAACTGTTATTATTGACAAGACACCATCAATTGCACCGGCATTGATTGACGGGGTGCTTTATAAAATTCCGGTATCAATTTATTTTTCAGCAGATATTTATCCATAAGAGGTTACAAAATGACAATTGCACAAGGCGTTAAAAAAGTCGTATCGTACAAAAAACAAACTGGTTTGGGTTCGCCTGCATCAGGTTCTGGTGGTCAAGAATTAAGACGTGTTACCAGTACAATTAACTTAACTAAAGAAACATTCCAGTCAAACGAAATTCGCCCAGATCAACAAGTTGCTGATTTCCGTCATGGTTCAAGACAATCAACGGGTACATTAAGCGGTGAATTATCTGCTGGAACATATAAAGACTTTCTGCAATCTGTATTGCGTAAAGACTTTGTTGCGATTTCATCATTAACAGCGGCTGCTGTAACTATTGTTGCATCAACTGGCGTTATTACATTCCAAACAGGCAACCCGTTAACTGGTGGTATTAAAATTGGTAACGTGGTTCGCATTACAGTAGGCAGCGTTAACGCGGCTAATTTAAATAAAAACTTATTGGTGACTGCTGTAACAGCAACCACATTAACGGTTAAAACGTTAAACGGTAGTGCGCTTGCAGATAATGCAACCTCAGTTACTGGTGTAACTGTTGCTATTCCCGGCAAATACACTTATGTGCCAGAAACTTCACAGACACAGGATTATTACACGGTTGAACATTGGTTTTCAGACGTTGCACAGTCAGAGGTTTATACTGACATTATGCAAACCAACGCTCAGGTTAAAATCCCTGCTAATGGTATGGCGACCATTGATTTTCCATTAGTCGGCTTAAACGTTACCACTGGCACATCACAAGTTTTAACTTCGCCAACTGCGATCACTACTGGTGGCGTAACTGCTGGTGTAAATGGTTTGTTGCTTGTTGCAGGCACACCCGTTGCTATTGTTACTTCAATTGACTTTGACATCAACGGCAATATTGCAGTAGCTGATGCAGTTGTTGGTTCATTAACACGCCCAGACGTATTTCAAGGCGTTGTAGGCGCAACAGGCACATTTAGTGCTTATTTCACTGACGCAACATTCCGCGATTATTTTATCAATGAAACCGAAGTGTCTATCATTGTGGCATTAACAACAGATAGCACTGCAACGGCTGATTTTGTATCGTTTACTATGTCACGCGTTAAAATTGGCGGTGCTGATGTAACTGATGGCGCGTCTGGTTTAACTCGCACATTCCCATTTACCGCGCTTAAAAATACAGCGGGTGGTAGTGCTGTGGCTAATTTAGCGACAACAATCATGGTTCAAGATTCACTCGCTTAAAAATAGTGCTACAATTACCCACGCTTGCAATCATGCGGGCGTGGGTATTTTTTTATAAATCAACAGGAACATACGAACATGAGCAAAAAAACAGGTTTATCATTTGATGATTTAGATTTAGTTAGCGCATCAGAAAACGCTTATGAGTTTGAATATTTAAGAGCCGATGGCGCAGATACGGGCATATTTATTACGGTTTTAGGTAAAGACGCACCAAAAGTACAAGACTGGGTTCGCAAAGCGCTTAACAAGCGCAGCACTCAGGATAAGATGGCGGCTAAACGCGGAAAAGAAATTGAGCGCACAATCGAAGATGATGAACAATTTGGCATTGACGCAGCAGCAATTCGTGTTGTCGGATGGCGTGGAATTACTAACTTTGAATATTCACCAGAGAACGCCACAAAGTTAATGGAACGCAACAGCGAAATCCGTGAACAAGTATTTGAGGCAAGTAATAACTTGGGAAACTTCACCAAAGCCTAATCAATGACATTGTCGATTTTGGCACACGAGAATTTGAACTCAGCAAAACAAACGACAATGGAAGCAGTTTACGCGATGAAGCTCAAGCGATTATTGCAATGGGGCATGAGATATCTGATGATTATAAATCATTGCCCATGCCAGAAAATTACGCCCATTGCTGGGCGTGGTTTGGCGAATTAAGCCGAACACGCTCAAGCAATGGGTTTGGTCAAAATCCAATTAGTTACGCGGAAATTGACGCATGGTCAAGATTGACCAACATAGAATTAACGCCATTAGAAGTAAGTGCTATCATGCGGCTCGATAGTGCTTATTTAAATATTCAAGCAGAGCAAATTGCAAAACGGAGCAAAACAAAATGACCACCGATACCTATTCTATTCAAGTCGCAGTTGATTCGACCAGTGCAGTAACAGCATCACGCAATCTATCTGCAATGGAGCAAGCTACTGGACGCAGTGAACGTGCTTTGCTTAGTTTAGGTAACATGGCAAAAGCGGCTAGTGCTGCGTTACTTGGCATTGGCTTTAAAACTGTAATTAGTGAAATGGCATCGTTTGAGACTCAAATGATTAAGCTTAAGTCTTTGACTGATGCCACCACTCAACAAATGAAAGCAATGGAAAAGCAAGCGCGTGAACTTGGCGCAACCACAGCTTTTTCAGCACAGCAAGCAGCAGAGGCGCAAGGTGTTTTAGCGTCAGCAGGTTTGAAAACAAATGAGATATTGACGGCAACGCCTAAAGTTTTACAACTAGCGGCTGCCGGTAGTTTAGATTTAGCTAAAGCTGCTGAAATATCAACAGGTACAATGAAAGCTTTAGGATTGCAACTTGGCGATCTTGGGCGCATTAATGATGTTTTTGCAAAAACAGCAGCAGATTCCAGTACAAACGTTGAGCAAATTGGCGATGCAATGAAAAACATTGCGCCAGTAGCGAAAACTTTTGGAATTAATCTTGAAACATTGACAGCATCGCTGGGGATTTTGGCAGATAATCAGATTAAAGGAAGTGAAGCGGGTAACAACTTAAAAACAATGCTTGTTGCATTGAGTAATGACACAAAAGATAACGTAGAAATATTAAAAAAACATGGTGTAACTTATAAGCAATTAAATGTTGAAGTTTATGGTTTAGCAAAAGTAATGAAAACTTTGCAAGACGCACATTTAACAGGCGCAGAATCATTAAAAATATTTGGGAGCGATGCAGCAGCGGCAGGAAATATTTTAGCTGCAAACTCTACAAAAATAGATGAATATGCAAAAAAATTAGAGAATGCAGACGGTTCAGCTAAAAAAATGGCTGATACATTAAATCAAGGTTTAGCAAAAGCGTTTGACGCATTAAAAGGCACACTTAGTGAAGCAGCATTGCAATTAGGCGATTCTGGCTTAAAAGGCGCATTGACCGATGTGATACAACAAGCAACAGGCGTTATTGCCATTTACGAAGGCATGGGCGATAAATTTGCAGAATCTAATAACTACACAAAAGAACAATACGATAATTTAAAAAGCGTAGCAGACGAATTAAAAATTGTTGCAGGTGCGGCTGGTGGTATTGCAGCATTAACTGGCGCAATATGGGCGGCTAACGCGGCTATGTTAGCGTTTAATGTTGCAACCCGTGCCAATCCTTTAATTATGGGCGCAACAGTTGTTGCGGCAGCAGCAGGCGCAACATTTGCAAAGATAGCAGACAATCAAAGCACCATTGATAAACAAATTGAAACGGCAGAAAAACGCATTGCGGCAATGGAAAAATATGGCTTACCAAACTTAATTGGTACAGCAGTTGGTTTTGATACTGAAAAAGAACGCACAAAATTAACTGCGTTAAAACAATTTAAAGAAGAACAACTTGCGGCAACAAAAGCAACTATTGACGCAACCGCCAAAACTGAAAAACATACTGAAGCAGCTAAAACAAATGCAGTTGCAACAGCAGATTCAACAGATAAAACTAAAAAAACATCTGAAGCCAAAAAAGAAGCAGCAAAAGCCACTAAAGATTTAGCAGAGGCAGAGCGTTATTTTAATGAACAGCTTAATGCACAGGTAGCGTCAGCAGAAAACGCAGGCAAACTATTTGCGGCACAACAACAAACCAAGATTGCAGCACTTGAAGCAGAGCGCGTATCTATATCAGATAAAGCAGCTACTGAGTATGAATCAGCAAAAACTTACGAAGAAAAATCACGCATATTAAATGAATCACAATCTGCGACCAATTTATTATTAGCTAAAGAAAAAGAAATCCGCGATTCATTAACTAATCAAAGCACAGAAACCATTGACGCTAAAATTGCAGCGGCTCAGGCAGAATTAGATAACGCGGGAAAATATAATTTAACATTGGCTGAGCAATTACGCTTAAAAACTGAAATTGCAGGATTGCAAACAGATAAAGCAGTATTAGCAGAAACATCAACGCAATCTGATATTAAAGCAAAGTCTGACGCTGAACAAAAATACAATGATGATAAGTTAGCATCGATTAAAGCCATTAGTGACGCTCAGACAGCCGCTAACACAGCAGCAAGCGCACAAATGGATATATTGACAGCTAACCTTGAAACAGCAAAAGAAGCCGCTACAGGGCTTGCTGATGCGTTTGGAAGTGTTGGTGGTGCAGTGGGTGGCTTAGGTGTTGCGCTTGCATCTTATGAAAAATCACAAGCGGCCATTACGGATGGATTACAAAATCAATTATTTGAGATTCAAAAGTTAAATGACGGTAAAGGCGATCAAGCCAAAGCCGATAAAGCCATTGCAACAGCAAGTCAAAAGCAATCACAATTACAGGTTAAGTCATACGGTGATATGGCGTCAGCGGCTCAAGGTTTCTTTAAAAAAGGGACAACTGGCTATCAAGTATTAGGAGCAGCAACTAAAGTATTTAGAGCGTTTGAGATGGTTCAATCTGCTATGTCAATGTCAAAACAAATTGCAGACATGGGAAAAACTGTTGCCATGTATTTATTTGGCGAAACCGCAAAAACAACTGCAAAAGTAACTTCATCAACAGTTGGTATTGCGGCAGATACTGCTGGAGCTGGAGTATCAGCAACTAAAGCTGTTGCCGATGCTTCGCAAGGTGACCCATATACAGGATTAGCGCGCGGTGCAATGATGCTTGCATTCATGGTCGCTATTGGTGCAATGTCAGGTGGCGGTGGTGGAAGTGCTGAAGCATCACCCATGACAGGTGCAGATTACATTACAAAAGAAACAGATAAATATAAATCGTCACAAGGTGGAACAGTATTAGGCAGTGATGAAATGTCTAATTCAATTCTTGATGCGCTTGATACGATTAGTTCAAATTCTAGTGCGGATTTAGATTACACAAAAGGCATGGCTAGAAGTCTTGAGGTTTTATCTTATTCAATGAAAGGCGTTGCAAATTCAATTGCAAAAAATTATGGCATTGATACTTCATCACTTGGCTTAGGCACGTCAACAAGTGGTTTCTTTATGACAACCACAACTACAAAAGAATTTGCTGGTAGTGGCATTAAGTTTGTAAAAGATACATTAGGCAACATTGTTGAAAGTGGAATTATTGCGGGGCGTAATTATTTACAAACACTTGTTACTAAAACATCAAGCGGTTTTTTAGGAATTGGCGCGTCAACAAAACAATATATATCAACAAAATGGTCGCCATTAAATGATGAAATAAGTGCGTCAATTGCTTACTCACTTGGAAAAATACAAGAAAATGTTGTTTCATTAGCGGGAGATTTTGGCGAAGTAGCATTAGAAAAATTAAAAGCATTTGAGGTTGATTTAGGAAAAATGCCGCTTGGAAAAGATGCAGCAGCTAATACTGAAATTATTAATGGCGCATTATCAAAACAAGCTGATTTAATGGCAATAATTGCTAATTATTCTTATGCAGATTTTCAACAAATTGGCGAAGGGTATTATCAAACATTAAACCGCGTATCAATTGCTATTTCTACAGCACAAACAAAATTAAAAGTATTAGGGATTAACGCCATTGAATATACTGATATTATTAATAAACAAGGCGATATTGAGCGTGAAATGGTTACGCAATCACTTCAACTAGCCTCAGCATTTACAGACGTTAACGATATTATTGGAAAATTGCCTGGCACAGCGGACGATATTATTGAAGCGTTTAACGGTTTAAACAGCATCAAAGCAGGATTGTCAGTGATTGGCGCGTCAGGTTTAACTTTATCGCAAGATTTAATTAACGTAGCTGGTGGCATATCTAAATTTGATACTACGTTAACTGATTATATTGAGAATTATTTAACTAAATCAGAACAATCTGCATATAAAACAGGTTTGTTGACTGATAAGTTTACGCAGCTTGGTTTAGTGTTGCCAGTCATGACTTCAAATGCTGAAGAATCAAAAACATCATATAGAAAATTACTAGATGTTTTAAAAAATGACACAAGCGATACAGGCAGAGCTATTTATGCCACAGCATTAGGCATGGCAAGCGACTTTGCAAGCGCAGCAGAAGATTATGCGGCTATTGTAAAAGAACGCACAGACGCCATAAAAGCAACAATATCAACCTATGAAGATTATCGCATTGCCATTTATAAAAAGTTAGGCGAACAAAATCCAGTGGCAAAAGAAGAAGCGTTGCGTTTAGAGCGCGAAAAATCTATGCAAGGCATGGATGATTTAACGCGCAAATACACAACAGCATTAAATCAGTTATCTGACGCTGGCGCGGAATTAACAAGCACAACTACTGCGCTTGAAACAGCCTACAAAAACTTAACCGCAATGCGCGATAAATTTGTGACATTAGGTCAAGGTTTAAAAACGTATTACGATCAACTAATGAGCGTTGGCAAGCCACAAGCAACACCACAAGAAATTTATAATGCAGCTAAGAAATCATTTCAAGACACAGCAGCAGAGGCAGCAAAAGGAACAGAAAGTGCATTAGCATCATTGCCTGAAGTTTCAAAAGCGTTTTTAGAAGCATCTTTAAAATACAACGCTACTGGCAACGCTTATCAAACTGATTATGTATCTGTTTTAAAAGCGTTAGAAAAAGGCATGAGCGCGGCAGATAGACAAATTGAAATAATGAATAAGCAATTGGCTGAAGCTGAAAAAGCAAACGTGAATTTGCTTGGCGTAAAAGCAAAAACAACGGATGTTGATAGTAGCATTGCATTATTATCAACAGCGGTTAATAACTTTTCTAATGCAATGGCTAATTACACGCTGCAAGTTGCAAAAGTAACCGCTGTAGATAATACAATTAAAACTGAAATTCAAAACAAGCAAACTGAATTAAACCAGATTGCTGCAAATAACACGGCAAATTTAATAAAAGCCGATGAAGATAAAGCGGCACGCGATAAAGCATCGGCAGAAGCCGTTTTAGCAGCAAGTGAGATAGCAAGACGCGAAACTGCCGCAATGAATGATCCTAATTATCAAGGAAACTATGACGAGTATGTTATTTCGGAGGCGGCACAAGCGGCAGCAAAAGCAGCGGCTGAAGCAGCAGTTTCAGTGGGAAAAAACAGCACTGATGCGCAGC